TAGGACCCGTCAGCACGTATGCGTTCACAACTCCCGGCGCCGGACTGATTATTTGCGCATCGATGATCGACGGATCCGCACTGATCGCGAAAAATCGGTAAGCGCCAACAGGTCCTGCCACGCTGAATTGGTTGGGCGCCGCCTGGATTCGTGTCCGCAGATGATCGTCGGTTTCAGGAGCCGATCCGCCCGCGGTCGTAGCTGTGTTGACAGCGCTCGCGATCAGCGCGCTCGGACTCAGCTGCACGTTCACCTGTCCCGGCAAATAACCATTAGCGGCGGCTCCTGGAGCAGTCGCCGTCGCCGCCACGCTGGCCGTAATCACCCCCGGCGGAATTGTGATTCTTGCGCTCGTTGCAAACGCAAAATGTCCGTCATTGGTCCCGATCAGCGTCCCCGCTGCAATAGTGAATGGCACCGTGAGCGCCGACGTCAGCGTAAATTGGAGAGTTGTCACCGCTGGCTGCGAGGCGAGCCGGCTGACGCTGAGCAACTGACCGAGATAGTCGAGCATCGGAAAAGATGCGAACGCTAAAAGATTCTGCTCCGCTGCAAACTGAATCGCGTTTCGCACCAGCGACTCGCGATACGCATAGAGATTGATCAGCAGCCGCTCAACTTGCGCGGGCTGCAGAATGCGCCCCGACGCCGCCTCGAACTCCGCGATCATGTCGGCGAGGATATTATTCGGATTCAGACCGTCCGCGTCGTTCACGAATATCGGCGGTGGCAGCGATGGTATACCTGCGCCCATCAATTCATCCTTTTCATCGTCATCGACGCCCGGCCAGCGCTAGGCCGCCGCCGAAGCGATCGTCACGGTCGTGGTCTGAATCGGCGATGGTGCAACGCCGAGCTTGAGCTGCCACGTGAGCGTCACGTCCAGATGCGCTCCCGACTGCGTGCTCCCATCATTCACCGGTTGTGCCGTCACCGAAATAAGATTCACGCGCGGCTCCCACATCGTGATCGCCGACGTCAGCTCGCTTACGATCGCGGGTAGCGCTTCGTCGATCGGAAAATCGATGTATCTCCAAAGGTCTGCGCCGAAGGTGGATCGTAGCGGATCGCTACCACGGGGCGTCGTCACGATTATCCCGAGGCACTGCTCGACGTCCGCGATTCCCTGCACCACGCCGCCGAGCGTGCCCAGCTCGAGCGACCAGTCAGCCGACGTGATATCCGCACGCGTTATTGCTCCTGCCGGCATCGCCCTACGCCGCCAACACGTCGAGGCTCGCGCTCACAATCGATCCCGTGAGCATGCCGCCCTCGTCGTCTTGCACACGAACCACGTCGCCCAATCGCGCGACCCCTGCGAGCTGCCCGCTTCCAAGTTGCACCTGTCCGGCCGCCTTGATGATCACGTTGCCGTTCCCATCGATTTGCACCTGCGCCGCGCCCGCTGTGAGATTAAACGTCGCGCCACTCGGCAAGCTCACGCTGAGCGCATGCGCACCCGCGTCGTATTTGATTTCGCCATGGTCCTGTAATTTCAAATCCAACAGATGCGCTCCCGCGTCATACTTGATCTCCGCACTGTCCTGAAATTTGAGATCGAGAACGTGCGCAGCGCGATCGTAGTCCACACTCGCGCCGTCCTTGAACGCCAGGTGAAACTTGTCGGCGCTATTCACCGGCGGCACGTCAGCGTCCGAATAGATCGCGCCGAGCACCGCGCCCGCTTCATCGCGCAGATCCATCAGGCACACAACCTGCTCTCCAACATCGGGAATCCAATATGCCTTATCGTTTTGCGTCTTCGCAAAAATCACCGGCAGCCACCAACTGACTACTTGATCGTAGTCAGGAAACACCACGCGGACCTTGGCGTGCGCGGGATCCTGCTGCTGGACGATTCCAACTCGAAAGGCCGGATTCTCGGCGTAAACTCGCTCCCGATGTTCAATAAGTTCATTCATGATTACGCTATTCCCAATCTCATGTGACTATTCAATCCGTCGCGCTGCGATCGAAGTTGTATAGCCAGTCGCGCGCGTCATCCGATGCCGCGCGGTTTCGATCAAGTAGGCTCCATCAAGCTGTCCCCACCCGGAAATTGCCACCTGATTGCCAGCCACCAGCATTACGTTCCCCGGACCGTCGATCGAAGCATCCACGAACATCATGTTGTGCAGATGAAGCGCCGCCTGAGCTTTCACGATCGCTTGCTGCGCATTTTCTGAACGCCTGACCACCTTCAGCGTGTCTGTCTTGGCCGCTGTCAGCTCCGCTGTCACGGTTTGCATGATCAGTTGTTTCGTATCCGGATCGAAGTACGAAACTTCCGCGCCGCCGTAGATTCGGCGCGTCCGATTGCGAAACGAAAAGCGCGTCGTCTCAGGTCGTGTGATCGCAATCAGCGGTATAACGGCTTCCAGAGCAGACCGCGCGTAAAACACCAACTGAGCGCCACGCACCGTGAAGTCAAAGTTATGCTCGATTGCAAGGCGCTTCAGAAAACCCAGATCGGTCTCGCGCCGCTGGGTCACGCGAGCAAATACGACGTCGCCCTCGATAGCCGATGGCGCCGCCACCAGGATCAAGCCATACTTCGACGCGATCTGGCCGGCGATTCCCAGCATACTTTGATTCTCGTAGGCTGCCGTATTCGGTGTGCGCATTTGCGGTGTGATATATGCCGCGAGGCATCCGAGCCTCATCACATCCGGTGGGCCGTCCAACTCCAGCTCATCTACCTGAAATGAACCGCAGTCCAATAGTGCTTCGCCTCGATAGCCAATCTGAAGACTGAGTGTATTCCCGAGTCCTGGATACCACGGCCCCTGCCAACGTTTGTTATGATCTTCCAGTTCTACTTCGACTTCGCCCGAGGCTTCGCCGAGCCGGTCTACATAGCTAATCGCAAGTACCATGTGCGATACGTCTGCGGTTATATTCACGCCGTCGTAGGTAAGCACCCACTCCGGCGTACGGACCAATTGCGAGACTGCTGCAGCCATTATTGGCCCCCCGGATTGGGCAATTTCCAGGGCGGCAAATCGACAGTCACCACGGAAGTATTCTGCAGGATAGGTACTGCAATAGACATTCCCGCTGCGAACACCGGCTCAATCGTGACGCCAGGATTAGCCATAATGATCAGATTATAGTCAGTCGGGTCGCCGTAGTATTGCCAGGCTAGCAAGTCCCAACGCTCGCCCGCCTTGGTGATATGAAGTAGGTATTGTCCACCGGTCATCGCGGAGCACTCCTCACGATCACCGAGACCGGAACGTCGTTCGCCTCGAGACTTGGCCCGCCGGCACCAGCCGCTAACGAGAGACTGAGTAATGCCGATACGCCACGGATGAACCCCGACGAGCCGCCATCGGAACTAACGCTCGCCGCTGGTGCGATTCCGAGGGGCACGAAATCTGGCCTTATCGTCGCTCCGGAAAACAGTTCGGATTCAACCGCCCATTCCTTAAGCGCGAGCGCGGCCGTAATCGCTATCGGAACACCGCGTGCCGACAATTGCTGCGATCTCATCGCTATCGATTCGATCACGAAGAAGCCGCGGAACCCGCCATTTCCAAAGACCAGCGGCAATGCGAGATGAGAAGCCGCTGTCGAGCGCAGCAGCGCCATCTTCGCCGCTGGATCGGTGAACGACGAATGCAGCCTCAATTCAAATTTCAGCCGCTCGAGATCGTTGCCCAGCCATTGCAGTCGCGGCTTACTCTCGATCACCCGATGCTCCGCGAAATGGTAGCCGCGTGTCGACTCGAAGCCTTCCGGCGAACCGACCACTTCGAACGGAATCTCACCCAACACTGCAAACAATGGCTCGCTCCTCGGCAAACAGTTGAAACTTTCGACCAACTAACATCTTCAAATTCAATCGTTTAGAACTGCGAACGTTCGCGGCGGATCGACTCACGTTTGAATTGATCGAACAATTCATCGCGATGCGCCCGCAGCGCGCCTATTACCTGGCGCTCAACATCGCCCGACGCCTCGCCCGCATTGATCACCACAGTCGGCGTCGAGTTAATCGTTATCGGTCCTGTTGCGCTCCCCGACCCTTGCCCGTGGACAGTACGCGCGGGCTCCGAGAATTCCGGCCTCGCAAGACTCATCGGCGCGGCCATCGAGGCTTTCGGCCCGCTCCACATCCGCGCTCTCGACGCCGAGCCAATCGCGCCATCCGATCGCGAGGACGACTCTTCGTTCCCGACTGAAAGTCTTCCAACTAACCCGAGGGTGCGATTTGCGCGACCCGCCATCTCTCCCCATGAAGTCCCCGACTTGGTCGTCGCCGCCGCACTCGTGAGGTTCGCTCTTGTATTGCTGAGATCATTGCCCAAACCGAACTGCCTCTCGCTATTTTGGATCCGCGTCAGAGCTTTCATTCCAGGGTCCGACTTCTGAATCAGCCGAGAGAAGCTTTCGTTCGAATCGACCGTCGCGCCCAATTCTCGCGCGCGAGTCTCACCAGCAGAACTCTCGCGAAATGATTTCACTCGTGACATTTTCGGCCGATCGAAGCTTAATCGCAGCGCAGCCTCGAGCACCCTCACATTCGATCCGAATCCGCCTATCGACTGCGTCGCATTTGCACTCGCGGCTTGCGAGGCGCTACCAATTTCGTCGCGAGCACAATCGCCTTCCGAGTCCGTTCCAGAGCCAGCGCTGCCTTGTCTTTCAGTCTGCGGCTTCGCTTTCACCGTCAGCCCGCCTGCCGAAACCGGAATATCCATTTGTCGTCGTGAGAAACTTGCCAACTGCTCGGTCACCCGTGCAGCCTGAACGCTCGCCCGTATGAAGCCAGCCACTCGATCAAGACTATGAATTCGCTTTGCCATTTCGAGTTCGGTGGATTAGAGCCGCGCTGCAGTGCGCTCGAACGGCCGACGTTGCGACGTAGCTGCCTCGACGCGGAGCGGCCGACCGCCCAGCTCTTTGCCGTTCATCGCGCGCAGCGCTTCCGCGCCGTCCACCTCGCTTCCCATTTCGACGAACCCGAAGCCGCGCGAGCGACCGTCGAAGCGATCGCGAACGATCTCCGCGCGTTCCACTCCGCCCACTTCTGCGAAGGCTTCGCGCAGATCTCCGTCGCCAAGCGAAAAACTCAGATTGCCTACAAACAGTCTCATTCCCATCGCTTCACCGTGTTCGGTTGATTACTTAGTTCACGAATTGCGCTATAGTCAGTGGCCTTACTACTCAAGTATCGCTCCCTCCGCCGCGTTCGATGCGCATCCGTTCGTATTCCGCAACCGCATCGAGCCAATACGACAATTCCGCAAAGTCCATCCGGGCTAGCTCTCCGGGTGAGAAGCCGGACTGGACGAGCCCTGCGAAGCTCGCTGCGGAGGGTGCTCGAAATTTTCGCCGATCACCTCTGCCTGCAACGCCATCACGTCGGCAAGGTCCATCTCGAGCACGTCCTCGTACACGATCTTGC